AGACAGGAGCGCCCATCATGGCACTCGGATTCCCGCGCCCCATCAAGAAGGACGACCCCCGCCTGAAGGGCCACGAGACGACCTACAAGGCGTCGCGCGGCGGCTCGTACCCGGAGCCGAAGGACAAGCCCGTCCCCGGCACGCCGAAGAAGCGCCGCGGCTGACTGGCCGCCGTTGTCAGACCCCACCGTCACACTCACCCCGAACAAGGAGGCCGCCATGCGCACCCTGCCCCACGATCCCTACATCACCGCCGTAGTCGACGCGCTCACCACCGCCGGGCTGGAGCCGGACACCTGCTGGACGTCCGACGCCGAGACCGACCGATACGGCACAGGACATGACGCGGGCTGCACCACGATGCTCAACGCCGTCATCGGATGGGGCGACAACACCGACGACAACACCGGCGGGCTGCTCCTGCTGTGGGACCACCCGGCCGAGCAGTGGCAGCACGCCCGGCCCCGCAGCGAGGGCGGCAACACCGAGCCGGAGTTCCTGCCCAGGCTGGGTCTCTGGTCCGACCCGGCCGCCGTCGTCGCCACTGTGCGGGCACTCCTCGCCGGCGAGCCGGTACCGGACGGGCACGCCCCCTACTGGCACCCCGCCGATGCCGTCCGCCGCGCGGTCGACTCGTGGGCCGCCGACGAGGGCGAGGAGTAGCCCCGCTGTCGGCCCCCGGGCGTACTGTCGGGACCGTCACACCGCGCCACCCGGCGCACCGGGCCCCGCCGTGAAGTTCCCCCGACGGCGGGGCCCACCTACGCCTGTAGTTGCATTCCGCGCCGTCCTGCCCGATCATGGGCCCCACGTCCGGCGTGCCTGGACACGATCGCATCACCAACGGCCCCCGCACCCACCCGCGGGGGCCGTTCGCATTCCCCCAAACCCCCGCGCAGGGCTAACCCCTCGATCGCTCACACGAAGTCGGGTTGCTGCTGGCGCACGCCCTGCGCGGGCCCGCTTTCGTCACAGGACAGCCACAAGCCCCACACCTCCCCTGAACGGGAGCATGCTGACCCTCCACACCACACCTGGGGGGACAACCCATGCGCATCCGCTACACAATCGGCGCACTCACCGCGGCAGCACTCCTCACCCTCACCGCCTGCGAAGGCACCGAGGACACCAGCACCAGCAAGCCGGACAAGGCCGCCGAGGAGACGAGCAGCCCGAAGCAGCCCGACACCGAGGCCGAGGCCGACACCGCCGAAACCGAGACGGCAGCCCTGCCCGACCTCACCGGCCAAGACCTCCAGGCCGCCCAAGACGCCGCGCAAGCCGCCGGCTTCTACGGCCTCGACGACCAGGACGCCAGCGGCCAAGGCCGCCTCCAGGTCATGGACCGCAACTGGACCGTGTGCAGCCAGGACCCCGAGGCCGGCATGCACCCGACGGACACCCTGGTGACCCTGTACGCGGTCAAGGACGGCGAGAGCTGCTGACCCACCCCTGACCGGCCCGGCCGTCCTCCCCGTGCGGTCGGGCCTTCGCATGCCCTGGAGGTGACCGAATGGCGAACCAGCACACCCGCCCGGTCACCGACAAGGACCGCCAGGCCGTACGCCGCCTCGCCGCACAAGGGCTCAGCCGGAATGCCATCGCCCGGGAGCTGAAGCGCTCGTCGCGCACCATCAGCGTCATCGCCGCCGAACTGGACCCGCCCGTCACGTTCGACCGCACCATGACCGCCGTCGCCACGCAGGCCCGCGTCATCGACGCCAGGGCACGCCGCGCCGCCCTCATCCAGCGCGCCTACGCCCGCACGGAAAAGATCTTTGACCGGCTCGAAGCCGACGAGACCACCGGCTACAAGTTCACCGCGACCACCGTCAACGGCATCGAGACCGAAACCCTTGACCACGTGCCCGGCCCTGAGGAACGCTCCCTCGCCGCCGCAGCCGGCCAGTACCTCACCCAGGCAGCCAAGCTCGAAGCGATGGACGCGGGCAGCGGGCACGAGGAGGACAAGGGCATTCTCTCCGGGATCGCCAAGGCGCTGGGCTGGCAGACGCCAGGAGGCAGCGGGGAGGGCTGATGTCCGGCCCTACCCTCTCTCCGAAGCAGCTCAACAGCGTCCGGGAGGCCACAGCCCGCATCAACCTGTGGCATGGGGCCGTCCGCTCCGGGAAGACCATCGCCTCCCTGCTGGCCTTCCTGCTCTCCATCGCAGTTGCCCCTCAGTCGGGGCTCGTTGTCGTGGTGGGCAGGTCGTTGCAGACGATCGAGCGGAACGTGATCGAGCCGCTTCAGGACTCGTTGATCTTCGGCCGGTTCGCTGGCGCCGTGCGCCACACCCGCGGCGCGACCACGGCCACGATCCTCGGGCGCACCGTGCACCTGATCGGCGCGGGCGTCGGCCGCGCGGAGGGTCGCCTGCGTGGTCTCACGGCCGCGCTCGCGTACGTGGACGAGGCGACGCTGATCCCGATCGAGTTCTGGACGCAGCTCCTCGCCCGCCTGAGCGTGCCTGGGGCCCGGCTGTTCGCCACCACGAACCCGGACTCGCCGCGCCACTGGCTGAAGACCGACTACCTCGACCGCGAACCCGAGCTGAACATGCGGTCCTGGCACTTCCGCCTCACCGACAACCACACCCTCGAGCAGGCGTACATCAACGACCTGCACGCCGAGTACGTCGGCCTGTGGCGCAGGCGGATGATCGACGGCGCATGGGTGATCGCCGAGGGCGCCATCTACGACATGCTCGACGAGTCGAAGCACGTCGTGCACGAGCTGCCCCAGATCACGCGCTGGGTGGCGTGCGGCGTCGACTACGGCACCACCAACGACTTCGTTGCGCTCCTCCTCGGCATCGGCGCCGACCGCCGCCTGTACGTCACCGCCGAGTACCGGCACGCCTCCCGGACCGCGCACCGCTCCATGACCGACGGCGAGTACGACACCGCCGTCCGTGCCTTCCTCCAGCAGCACCGGGCCGCCCCGGACTGGGTGGTCGTCGACCCGTCGGCCGCCAGCTTCATCGAGCAGCTGCACCGCACCGGCATGCCGAACCTCGCGCCAGCGGAGAACGGCGTGACGGACGGGATCCGCACCGTGGCGTCGCTGCTGTCCTCCGGCCGGCTGCGCATCCACGCCTCCTGTGAGGGCCTGCTGAAGGAACTCACGAGCTACTCGTGGGACCCGAAGGCGGCCGAGCGCGGCGAGGACGCGCCGCTGAAGGTCGACGACCACGGGCCCGATGCCCTCCGCTACGCGATCCGTACGACTGAGGCCGTCTGGCGGCCGTATGTCCCGACACATCTGGAGGTGGCCGCGTAATGCCTCTGCCCATGGGTGACATGACGTGGCCTCCCGCTGATGAGCGTGTACAGAACTCCCTCGCCGACTGGGACGCTTGGTACAGCTCCGAGCCGGACCGGCTGGAGGCCCGCTACCTCAACCGCGGTTACCGGGCCGTGGACGACCGGCCGTCCCAGTACCGGGGCGGCGTCGTGGGGAAAGTGGCCCGCTGGTTCTGGGGCAACCCCACTTCGCCGGGCGAGAAGCGCGACAAGCTGCATGTGCCGCTCGCCGCTGACATCGCCCGCAACTCCTCCGAGCTGCTGTTCTCCGAGCCGCCCAAGCTCCTCGCCGCCGAAGACGCCTCCGACAACACGCAGACCGCGCTCGACAGCCTGATGGAGGGCGGCCTCCAGGCCACACTCCTCGAGGCCGGCGAAGTCTGCGCCGCCCTCGGAGGCGCGTACCTGCGGGTGGTGTGGGACGACCAGGTGTCGGACCGGCCGTGGATCGACACGGTGGCCGCCGACCGGGCCGCACCCGAGTTCGCGTACGGGCGGCTGACCGCGGTGACGTTCTGGACGGTTCTGGAGTCGGAGAACACCTCCGACCGCAGGGTGTTCCGGCACCTGGAGCGGCACGAGCGCGGCCGGATCTACCACGGCCTGTACGAGGGCTCGGCGACCACGCTGGGGGCGGCCCGGCCGCTCGCCGACCACCCCGCCACCCGCGGGCTCGCCGCCATGGTGGACGCCGAGGGCGGCCTGGACACCGGCGCCCCGGACCACCTCACCGCCGCCTACGTGCCCAACGTCCGCCCTGCGCGAGGCTGGAGGCACATCCCGTCCGCCGCCTACTGGGGCCAGTCCGACTTTCAGGGCATCGAGGGCCTGATGGACGCCCTGGACGAGACGTACTCCAGCTGGATGCGGGACATCCAGAACGGCAAGGGCCGCGTCGTCGTGCCGGACAGCATGCTGGAGTCCCTCGGGCCCGGGCAGGGCGCGAGCTTCAACGAGGACCGGCGCATCTACTCCGGGCTGAACATGCTTCAGCGGCCGGGCGACCCCAACCCGCTGACGGTCGTGCAGTTCGCTATCCGCGTGACCGAGCACCGCGACACCAGCCAGGCCCTCCTCGAGCAGGCCGTACGGCAGGCCGGCTACTCCGCCTCGAACTTCGGGGAGACGGACGGGACCGCGGTCACGGCGACTGAGGTGAAGGCCCGCAACCGGCGCTCCCTCGGTACCGCGGGCCGGAAGTCCCTGTACTGGACGCCCGGCATCGCGACCATCGCGGCCGCGTATCTGGCGGTGCTGGCCGGGTTCCGCTTCCGGCAGTCGGGGCTGGACCTGGAGCCGCCGCAGGTGGAGTTCCAGGACGGCATCAGCGAGGGCCCGCAGGAGCTGGCCACCACGGCCGAGCTGCTGAACCGGGCCGAGGCAGCCTCTCGGGAGACGCTCGTCCGCATGGTCCATCCGGACTGGGACGACGACCGGGTGGACGCCGAGGTGACGGCGCTCCTCGAGGAAACGGGCAGGCTCGTCGCCGATCCGTCCCTGACCGGTGCCGAAGGCTTTCCCCCGCCTGGACCGGACGACGCCCCTGGCGGCCAGGAGACCGAGCCGGAGGCGTAGCCCATGCCTGTATCCCCTGCGATGGCCGAGGATCTCGCCGCCGCCGTGGCGATGCTGTACGAGGACGCCGAACGGTCGATCCTCGAACGGCTCAGCGACGCCCTGGAGGCGGGCATCGACTCCCCCCTGTGGGCCGAGATCAAGCTCCGGTCCATCGGCGACCTA